CAGACGCAGCATACAAGAATATGAAAGCTGGATTTCCTAAAAAGGCTAATAAAGGCATGTACGTTAAAGGAAAGAAAAAATAATGGCTAGACAATTAACGGAACGACAACAAAAGTTTTTATCTATATTGTTTGACGAAGCAGGTGGAGATGTTGTAACAGCAAAAAAGATAGCTGGTTATTCGGATTCTACCAGTACAACAGAAGTTGTCAACTCTATGAAAGAAGAAATACTAGATAGTACCCAAAGTTTTATGGCACGTAATGCTCCTAAAGCTGCAATGGCTATGGTAAGTGGTTTGTTTGACCCTACTGAGCTAGGCATAAGAGACAAGATGGCAGCAGCTAAAGAGTTGCTTGATCGTACTGGACTTGTTAAAACAGAGAAGCTACAAGTAGAAGCTAAGGGTGGCGTAATGTTAATGCCACCAAAAAATGCAGAAGAATATGACTAAACCATTAGGCAGATGGAAACTTCCACAGCCAACAGATATAAAAGACGAAGATGAATGGGTAGCAATACCTAAAATTTCTCGTACTATACCTTTTGGGTATGAACTGGATCCAAAAGATAATGGCATACTAAACCCTATACCTGACCAACTAGACAAATTAGAAATAGCAAAAAGATATTTAAAACAATACTCGTATAGAGAAGTATCTCAATGGTTAACTCGTAATACTAGTAGATATATATCGCATGTAGGTTTAAGGAAACGTTTAGAGAATGAAAAAAGAAGAAACAACCAAGCTGCAAGCTTACGCAGATGGGCAGACTATGCCAAAACGGCAATCGCCAAAGCGGAAAAAATTAAAACCGAAAGAGTCGGCTCAAAAGAAAGTTTCAGCGAAGAAGAAAAAGAAACTAGAACAGCCTAAAGTAATAGAGGTATCTAGCTTTGATCCTATTGAAAAAATTGAAGAACAACATAATATTATATTTAAACCTAATAAAGGGCCTCAGACAGAGTTCCTTGCGGCAGGTGAAAGAGAAGTTCTTTATGGTGGTTCTGCTGGTGGCGGTAAAAGTTATGCCATGCTTGCCGACCCGTTACGGTATATGGGGCATCCTGCCTTTTCTGGGTTGTTACTACGACATACTACAGAAGAGCTTAGAGAGCTTATATTTAAGTCTCAAGAGATGTATCCAAAGATTTGGCCCGGAATAAAGTGGTCAGAGAGAAAGATGCAGTGGGTCGCACCATCTGGCGCAAGATTGTGGATGTCATACCTCGACAGAGAGGATGATGCTTTGCGTTATCAGGGTCTGGCGTTTAGTTGGATAGGTTTTGACGAATTGACACAATGGCCCACACCATTTGCATGGAATTACATGCGTTCTCGTCTACGATCCACTGCAGCAGATTTACCAGTATATATGAGGGCTACTACAAATCCCGGTGGTAGAGGACATCACTGGGTTAAAAAAATGTTTATTGATCCTGCTGCTGTAAACGTACCATTTAATGCTACAGACATTGAGACTAACGAAGTATTAAAGTACCCAGCAGGACATGAAAAAGCAGGTAAAGCTTTATTTAAACGTAGATTTATACCTGCTAGATTACGAGACAATCCATACCTAGCTGCACAGGGAGACTATGAAGCAATGCTTCTATCTCTACCAGAGCAACAACGTAGGCAGTTACTTGATGGTGACTGGGATATTAAAGAAGGTGCAGCATTTACAGAATTTGATAGGAATGTACATGTCATAGAACCCTTTGACATACCTAGTAACTGGGTTAGATTTAGAGCCTGTGACTACGGGTACGGAAGTAAATCAGGTGTTGTATGGTTTGCTGTATCCCCAAATGAACAGCTTATTGTATATAGAGAGCTTTACGTAAGTAAAGTATTAGCTACTGATCTAGCTGACATGATACTGGAATTAGAAGTTGGCGATGGTGGAATGCGGTACGGGGTTTTAGATAGCTCTCTGTGGCACAAGCGAGGCGATACAGGCCCTTCTTTAGCAGAACAGATGGTACAGCGTGGATGTAGATGGAGGCCTTCAGACAGGTCTAAAGGCTCACGTGTAGCAGGTAAGAATGAAGTACACAGAAGACTACAGATAGATGAGTACACAGAAGAATCACGAATGGTATTTTTCAGTAATTGTACTAACCTTATCGCACAGTTACCTGCATTACCAATAGATAAAAAAAATCCAGAAGATATAGACACAACATCCGAAGACCACTTGTATGATGCTTTAAGATATGGTATCATGTCAAGACCAAGATTTAGTATATTTGATTATGATGCAAATAATGCTAAAACTAATAGAATGGCTATAGCAGATCCTACGTTTGGATATTAAAAGGAAAGTAAATGGCAGAAGATAACGAAGTATTTATTGAAGATGAAGTAATCGTTCTTGAAGATTCAGAAGAGTCTGATGTAGACGATTTAAATGCATCTAAAATTATTCCTTTTATTATGGGGCGTTATAATAAAGCAGATGACGCTAGACAACAAGATGAAATGAGATGGTTACGTTCTTATCGTAACTATAGAGGCTTGTATGGTTCTGACGTACAGTTTACTGAAGCAGAAAAATCCAGAGTATTTATTAAGATAACAAAAACAAAAACTTTAGCTGCTTACGGGCAGATAATTGACGTATTATTTGCTAATAATAAATTTCCATTAACTGTAGATCCTACAGAACTACCCGATGGAGTTGTGGCAGACGTAAGTTTTGATCCTAAAGAACCTGAAGAGTTACGAGAATCCGATGCGGATAAGTCTGTTAGTCCTTATGGTTACTCAGGTGATGGTAGAGATATTCCTGCAGGAGCTACAGATAAAACTTTATCTGAAAGTTTAGGTGAATACACCGATAAGTTAAAAGATATTGATAACTTAAAAATAGGTGCAGGTAAAACTCCTACTTCTATTACTTTTAGCCCAGCTATGATTGCGGCAAAAAAGATGCAAAAGAAAATACAGGATCAACTGGAAGAATCCAGTGCGTCTAAACACCTACGTAGTACAGCATTTGAAATGGCTTTATTTGGTACAGGTGTAATGAAAGGCCCATTTGCTGTAGATAAAGAGTATCCTAATTGGAATGATGAGGGTGAGTACGAGCCATCTATAAAAACAGTTCCTCAAGTATCTCATGTATCGGTATGGAACTTCTACCCAGATCCAGACGCTAACAATATGGAAGAAGCACAGTTTGTAATAGAGCGACATAAAATGTCAAGGACGCAGTTACGCGGATTAAAAAAACGTCCTTTCTTTAGAGATTCCGTTATTGATGAAGCAATTCAAATGGGTGAAAACTATGACAAAGAGCATTGGGAATCTGATTTAGAAGATTACGCTCCTCAACATGGAATAGAACGTTTTGAAGTAATAGAATACTGGGGCATGTGCGATACAGAAATGTTAATAGAGCAAGGTGTAGAAATACCTAAAGATCTGGAAGACACAGACGAATTACAAACAAATGTATGGGTATGTAACGGCAAATTACTTAGAATGGTCATTAATCCATTTAAACCTGCACGTATACCTTATATGGCTGCTCCTTACGAACTTAATCCTTATAGTTTTTTCGGTGTAGGTATAGCTGAGAACATGGATGATACTCAAACATTAATGAATGGCTTTATGCGAATGGCTGTTGACAATGCTGTATTATCTGGTAATCTATTGATTGAAGTAGATGAAACTAATTTAGTTCCCGGACAGGATCTATCAGTATACCCCGGAAAAGTATTTAGAAGACAGGGTGGAGCACCGGGACAGGCTATTTTTGGCACTAAGTTTCCTAATGTCGCTGGTGAAAACTTACAATTATTTGATAAAGCCAGACAGCTTGCGGATGAAAGCACTGGATTACCTAGTTTTTCTCATGGACAAACGGGCGTATCGGGAGTAGGTAGAACTGCATCAGGTATTAGTATGTTAATGAATGCAGCTAGTGGCGGTATTAAAAATGTTATTAAGAATGTAGATGATTATTTATTAAGACCTTTAGGCGAAGGGCTGTTTAGATTTAATATGCAGTTTGACTATGACCCTGATATTAAAGGTGACTTAGAAGTTAAGGCTAGAGGCACAGAAAGTTTAATGGCTAATGAAGTACGTAGCCAAAGACTGATGCAGTTTATGCAAGTAGCTTCTGCACCAACACTAGCACCCTTTGCAAAGTTTCAATATATTATTCGTGAAATTGCAAAGTCAATGGAACTAGACCCCGATAAAGTAACTAATAATATGGATGAAGCTGCGTTGCAAGCGGAATTAATGAAAGGCTTTCAACAACCAGCAGCACCAGAGCAAGAAGGAGCACCAGCAGGTGCAGATGCTATGGATACATCAGGAGCAGGTGGTGGTACTATAGGTACAGGCACAGCACCTACGCCACAAGAACAA